CACATCTTTGATAATGTCGGCGGTTTTATCCATGCCAAAGCCGACAGTTTCCGCGCCAATGGCAAAACGCTGAAACTCTTCGGAAGTTGTGCCGGCGATCCGAGAAAGTCGTTCAATTCTGCTGCCTTCGGAAACCACACGCCGCATCTGAGCCACAACCGCACCAGCCGACAATGCAGGCAAAAGGCGCTGGGCCGCGCCGATAAGCATGTTAAAAGAGCGCGTTGTCGAGTTCAGGCTTTGATTGCTTTCTCGGGAAAACCGATCAACGCGCTTTTGCGCACGCTCCATCGCCCGCGTGAACTCACGATCTCGCGCGCTCAGAATGACGTTAAGCTGTTCTGCGCTAATTGCCATCGACTTGCCTCACGAGAGCGCGGTATTCATCCGCCGACATTGCGTCCTGACCGGGCTTCTTCGGGCTATGGGCGTCCTGCCATCCCTCAAAAACCAGCCATGTATCCTTCGGCAACATATCACGGATTTCCTCAGGGCGTAAGCCAATGACGATACCGTTGCGGATCATGCCCCTGACGTTCAATCGGCTAGGGGTTGGTCCTCGCTGGTCTTTTTTTTTGATGCCTCGTCCATTGCATCAGGCATGAACGCCACGCCGACAATCGCCTGCGCCAACTGAAACAGGTGCATCAACTGATCAGGCCCGCATTGCTGCAAAACCTTGTCAGCTTCGTGATCTTTCATGCCGCCGCCGACCAAGCCCAGCGCCACGATGTCCCGAACCTCTTTGCTGGTCGGCTTCTTGCCCCGCCCAAAGACGCCTTCCCAGAAGTCAAAGATGCCACGGTGCTTGTCCTCAAATCGCTCAATCTCGCGATTGCGCAGAACAAAAGCATAGGAGGTGCCGTTGATATACTCAACGACACCCCCGCGCGGCGCTTCAGCCGTGATTGTCATCACGCAGCCGTGAACGTAACTGCGCCAGTGCTCTCAAGAGACAGCGAGTAGGTCACGCCGCCCTCGGTCTCGCCACCAAACTCAAGTGAAGTGATACGGAACGCGCCAGCGTAGGTTCCAAAGCTAGGAACAACGATCTGGAAGTTGGCCTTACTGTCAGCATTCATCGCCACGCTGTTCATGCGTGCTTCGGTGGTGCTGTCCTCAAAGAAGCCGTCGCCAGTAACCGACACGTTCTTAAGACCTGCGAGCGTCTCCGTCCACAGCGCGCCTTCAGGCGTGGTGCAGTCGGGCGTCGTCACATCGATTGCCGAGTTGTTAATGGTCAGCGACTTGCTGTTCAAGCCGCAGAGGTTTGCAAATGCTTCGCTTGCTTCGCCGTCGCCGATTTTCACGAGCAGGGCGCGTCCTAGTTGTTTAGCCATGATCGGCCTCCGTTAAATGCGCTTGCCCACGGCGCGGGAGTTTAGGCGGGTTCCTCAAGCATAGCTTGAAGCGCGATGACAGCCGTATAGCCACGGCCTTCACCATCTCTTGTAACCGAATAGGTCTGAAATATCAATTCGACCAGCGTATGACCTGCCACGGTGACGCTTGTTTCCTTGCGGTGCAACGCCTCCTTGACGGCCTCAACGATGCGAACAGCCTCAACGCGGCCAGATGCGCTGCGCGAATGCGCCTCAATCGAAATGCCGACAAGCGATCCTTCAATCGTATCAGTGTCGAACGCGCTCGGATCAATGTCGCCAAAACGCATGTATGGGAACGTCACGTTCTGCGGCGGCTCATCATAGATGCGCGTGCCGACCAGCGCGGTGACGCCCGCGTTTGCCGCCAACGCCGCGCGGATGCCCTTCTGCAAAGCAAGTGCAAAGCCGTCAGCCATTGGTCACTCTCCTTGCCGCTTTCCTGATAGCCGCGCGGATGCTGTTTCTAAACCTCTTGCCCAGATGCTTTTGCATGATGCGCATATAAGGCGCAGGCGATGTTTGGCCCCGTTCGCCCTTGGTCCGGCCAAACTCAACCGACCTGGCTTTGATCTGCGCTTCTTTGGTCGGCGGTGCGGCTTCGACCGATCCACGAAAACCATTCTCCGTGTCGTATTTGGTGAAAATCCACGCCTTCAACTGGCCGCTGTCAACAGGCACAAGTTTGCGCGCCAAGCGTGCGCCAGCCTCAGTGTTGCGACGGATGATCTTTTCCACTTCGTTGCGCACTTCCTCTGGAAGCTCCCGAAGCTGCCGACGAAGGCGTCTGTCGCCGCTGACCCTCATGCCGCCACCCCGCGCTCTAGCTGGAACTCAAGCACAGTGCCTTTGGCATCAACTTGGATCACATCCTTGATCGCCCAAGTCTTGCCGCGAATAACCACCCGGTCAGCAGACGTAACAGTCTCGGTCACGCTATCTTTGCGCACGCGCATCGTGGCAGGCCCGACATCTGACAGCGCACCGCCTTGGATCGCTTCCTTACCCGTGCGCTCACGCATGTCGGCAGACCGCGTGGCAAGGGCTGTCCAGCCAGTATAGACGTTGCCATAATCATCAACAGCGCCTTCGACGAGGCGCTGGAACACAGCACGCTCACGATAGAGGCCAGCCCTAACCATACCAAGCCCTGCGGTGCATATCGATCAGCATGTCGAAGCCATAGGGGATGTTCGACAACTCATCCATCATGGTGTTTTCGCGGTTGTCATACCAATGACCGATCAGCAGCATCATCGCATGGCGCAAGGTTTCCGGCACATCAGCCGCCGTCGCTCCGTAACCAGCCGTATATTCAATGCGGATCGCGTCAGACCGATCCTGCGTCACAGGCCAGTTGAAGCCATCCTTGGGGCCAATCTGCGTGGCAAAGCTGGTCCCGGTGATCTCGTAATTGCTGAGAGTGTCGGTTTGCAGGACGCCAGCTTCGTCATAGTATTTGACGGCAGTCACAGCGATCAGCGGCCCCATCGTAAGGCGCACGCTCTGCGGCGGGACGCTGTGAACCCATTGTCCCCACTTCTGCGTGATCATGGCATGACCCAGTGCGCCCATCGCGTCAGTGTAGGCCACAGCGACCTTGATCAGGCGGCTCAACAGCACATCATCGTCGGGATGCTCAACGCGCAACTGCGCCTTCACCTCGGCCAACAAGACCGGGGTGGTTCCAGGAGCCTCAAGCAGTTGCAAAGCGTCAAAGCTGGCGAGAGGCTCATACATGATTATTCGCTTTCTTCGTCCTTAACAGCCTTGCGGGTCACAGGCTTGGCAACAGCGCGCTCAACCTTTGCAGCCTCAACAGGCTCGGCAATGCCAGCCGCAATGAAGCGCACCGCTTCAGCTTCGTTGCAGTCAATGATGTCGCCAGAGTTGTGCGAAAAATTGATGCCAGCCATCGAAGTGAGAAGTTTTACCTTGGGCATGATTGCCTCCTTTCGAGATCAACTTAGGCAGTGAGGCGACCGAAGCCGCCTCACCAAGAAGTTGACCTTACGAAGCGGCAAGCGCGAGGTGCTTGATCGCTGCGGTGTTGGTCAGGACGCCATCGAAGCGGATGTAGCCGAGGATGCCGAAGTCGGGTGCGAAGCGCTCGCGTGCAACGTAGAGCGACGGCGCGCCAACCTTGCGAACGTAGAACTTCGACATGTCGCCGAACAGCATGACCTTGGAGGAGACACCCGAGCCGACATTCGCCATCGCTTGGTTGACCACAACGTTGTAGCCAAGCAGGTTCTGGGGGATGCCAGCCTGATAGTTGCCCATCTGCCAGAGGTAGTTGCCGTCGCCGTCCTTCAACTTGCGCACAGCGGCCAAGGTGGCGTCAGCCATCATGATCGCGGTGTTGGGCGAGTTGCGGTAGGCCGGGTCAACCGAGTGGATCAGGTCGATGATCTCGTCGGCAGTGATGGCATTGGTTGCGGCTGCAACCTTACCTGCTGCCGAGTTGGTCACGATGCCTTCAACGTCCGAAGAACCCGAACCCGTGGTCAGCTTGCTGTTGGCGATACGGCCAAGGCGCTCACCGATCAACTCACCCAGCAGGCTCTCCATGTTGAGAACGCTGTCTGCGTTGAGTTCTGCCGACCAGCGAATCCACTCGGAGTCGAACGCGAACGCGCCGAGCGACTTCTGGGCGAAGGTGACATCCTTGCCGCCGTCATCGGTGGGCTGGGTGCCTTCGGTGTGGGCCTCTGCGGTAACGGTCGTGTCGTCAACAGTCGGGATGTTGAACGGGTTGCCAGCAGCGGTGTTGATGACGGTGAAGAACTGGTTGCCATACATCGGGCCAGTCGCGATCATCGCCTTCTCGATGAAGGTCGCCAGTTCGGTGGGGACGGTGAAGCCGCCAGCCGAGTTGGTGCCGCCAGTCTGCACGCGGTATTCTTTCAGAATGCTGCGCACTTCCTGATCGACGTAGCCTTCGCCGCCTGCCGCGATCATTTCGGCAAATGCCGAACGGTAGTCCATCTTGAAGCCTTCATCGACAGCGCGTGCCGAGCCTGCCTGACCCATCGGGCGGCGGGACAGGTCCACGCCTTCGCCAGCGCGAAGAGCAGCTTCAACCTTTTCCAGACGCTCAACCTTTGCGGCCAGCTTGTCGTGGTCAGCCATCATGGCATCGAACTCGCGCTCGATCTCAGCAGCGCGGTCCTCGGGCGTCTTGTCGGTCACTTCCGACAGCTTTGCGCGGGCCTCGGTGGCGATGTTCGCCATCTTCTCCCGCAGGTCTTTAATTTCAGCCATCTCGGGCCTCCATCTAAGGGAACTGGTCTGTCATCACGACGATCAGTCCGAGCGCTTGCCCAAGGCGCGGACAGGGCGAAACAGCGGGAGACCGCTGCTATCCTTTTAAGCGACCTTTCATGCGAAGGCGGCGAGCCGCTTGGCTTTTCTTCTGCGCTGCGCGGTGCTGTTCAAGCGAGCGCAATCCGATTTCGGTGCCATCGTATGCCGGGGTCGTAACGATGGCGACATCGTGCAGTTGAACGTCTTGGATGATGCGCTTCGGCATGTCGCCGCTGTCATCCCACGCCTGACGGGTCGGGACAAACGCGAAAGACATTTTGTCCAGATCGCCGCGCTTCATCTTCGGAACGATGGCGCGCACATCAGGATCGCTTCCATCCAGTTCGGTCTCGATGTAAAGGCCGCGCTCGTCTTGCGACAAACGAAGCGTGCCAGAGCGCGTGCGCGCCAGAGGCAGGCCAGCGTGGTTGACCAAAAACACAACGTCGTCGCCGCGCTCAAGCGCAGACGTAAATGCGCCAGCCTCGATGACCTCAGTGAAGTATCCGCCGATGTTAGTCTCCTGACCAAACACGGCAGCGTAGCCAGCGACCTTGATCGGGCCATCATCTTCCTGACGGATTTCGACAGGCTCACCAATCGCGCGAATTTCAGCGTTTGCCATCTTGGCCTCCAAAATATGTGGCAAAGATACCATAAAGCCGCGATCCTCGTCTATAGGAGCGGCTGGTTCAAATAGAATAGGCTCAAAACCGTTCTGATCTAGCCACTCTCGGGCCTGATCTTCGGTGAAAAAGTCGATTTTGAA